AGCTGAGGAGTAGTATCTTCTACAACTGATGAAGTAACATCAGTCCAAGATAAATTACCTGAACCATCGCTCTTTAAAACTTGGTCTGCATCACCATCGTCATTTGGAAGTACAAGGGTATAAGTAGCTGCAGCACTGTGAGGAGGCCCTTTAATTGTTATACCGTGTGAGTTATTCTCACAATTTAATTTAAACTGTCCTGCACCTTTTGTAGCATTGCCTTTAAATATTACTACACCTGAACCATCTGGATCAATTTCTATATTACCATTTGATGAAGTTACTAAGTCATTTCCATTTAGGTCAAGATTACCGCCAAGCTGGGGACTGGTGTCTTCCACAATATTGCTTAGAGTACCTTTTGCATCTAATTGAGTTTGAATATTTGAAGTTACACCATCAACATAGTTTAATTCAGCTACTGTTGCTGTTAATGCTGTTGTTCCATCATTAAGAGTGCCATATGTAACTATGCCAGTTGTTGTAATATTATATGTTTGTCCGTCTAAATTACCTCCTAGCTGAGGAGTAGTATCTTCTACAACATTGGCAAGTCTTTGTACCCAAGAAAGCTGTGCAGAGCCATCAGTACCTAGCACATAGTTTGCTGTGCCGTCTGCTTGAGGCCAGTTTAGTCCATCTAAGACTAAATCACCAGTACCATTTGGAGTTAGAGTAAGATTTCCGTTTGTATCTGTAGAAGTAATTGCGTTTCCATTGAAAGTAAGATTATCTACATTTAAAACATCAATTTTACTATCTGAATCTACTACAATCGCACTGCTAGCAGTAAGAGTCCCCGCAGTGTGATCTAGCATATCTACATATAGCTTACCACCAATCGCATCAATATCTCCAGTTGTTCCGCCTGGACGACCTATAAATAGCTTATTACTATTTGCGGAATATGCTAATTCTCCATTCTCAAGAGCCGAAGGAGCCGCAGTAGTTGTACTTCTTTTAACTTTAAGTGTTGCTGTCATTTAATATCTCCTAGAAGGCTCCGGCATCGAGTGTGTCGGAATCTCCCCCTGCGGCCCCTAGCATCACTGGAACCCATTCAAAAGTGTCTGTAGAAGTTTCTCTATAGACATAAAATTGATCATCGTCTGTATCATACCAAGTATCTCCTTCTTGTATATTATCCCCCGTAGGAGTACTTGTGCCTCTAAAATTTTGATCTGCTAGCTCTTGTAATGCATCTTCTAAATTTGTTGCTGTAATTGTTCCATACGCAGAAACGGATACTGATGCTGCCGAAACAGTAGAAGTAGAGGGAAGAGCGTTTGTAGTTACAGTTACAGAACGAGTTGGATCTGTAACAGTTACAGAAGTTATAGCCATTTTAAAATGTTCCTGAATCTAAAGTATCGCTATCTGCGCCTCCAAAAATAATTGGAACCCACTGAAATACTCCAGAACTTGTTTCTCTGTAAACATACTGTTGATTATTTGCAGTATCATACCAAGTATCCCCCTCCGCTACAGAGTTTCCTGTAGGTGCTGAAGATGAACGAAAATTTTGATCTGCTAAATGTTGTAAAACTTCTTGAAGAGTTCCCCCAGGGACTCCGCCAGATGCTGCAATACTTATATCTCCAGCAGCTGCTGCTGTAAGAGTAGAAGGTATAGCAAAGTCTAAGTCAAGACTTGAGGCGGTCCCTCTATCTGTTATAGTCACTGAAAATGCCATTATCTTGTTATTTCTCTAGTAACTAAAGCCCTGCCTTGAATAATCCTTTCTACTGTAGCATCGGAAGCAGTATATATCTCTAAATCATAAAAATAAGATCCTTCAGTTATAGATGCAGTTGTAGAATTATCTAATTCCATTTTTATTGTGCCGTCACTAGCACTAACTACAGTACAGGTAAAAGTAGCTGTAGCTGAGTCAGAGTTTTTTGTACGCCTTAATTGTGCTCTAGCAGAGTATCCTGTCAAATCAAAAGCAGAATTATTCTCTTTTACGGCTAAGTCTAATACAAAGTCTGTTCCCTGATCGATTGTTATATTATAAGTACCGGCACTCATGTAAACGTCTCCATGGTAAAATTATAGCAAATGACACATACTTAGTCAAGAAATATTTTTTAGGTGGTTTCCAGAGCTTCAATTCGAGCTTCTAGTGCTTCTATGGTTGCTTGCTGCTCTTGTACAGCTTTTACTAATACAGCACATATTGCATCCAAGTTTAGAGATTGTAATTCATTTTCAGCGTCTTTTGCACCTTCTACAGCACTTGGTATTACTTCTGCAACTTCGTGAGCTATAAATCCTTCTCTTGTAACTCCATCCGAAATCCAACTAAAAGAAGGATTATCTGCAAACATATAAGTAACCGGTCTTAGCTGTTCTATTCTGTCTACTGCTGTAGTTGTCTGAGTGGTAATATTTTGCTTAATTCTATAATCAGAAGATATAGTAATTGTACCGATGTTTGAAGTATCAACCCACATCTGTGCAGCAGAGCCTGTCCAATAAAAATTGAATCTATTGTTTCCAGCGCTTGTAGCTCCTGAGCCTTGCTTTGAAAGTAGTCCTCTACACCAAAGATCTCCATCATTCTCTACATAAAAGCTATTTGTGGCTCCTGTAAAGCCATCGATGAGTTTAGTAGAAGTACAAAGAGTAAGATAGTTTGTACAACCTGAGATAGGACCGTATGTGCCGCCAGTATCAAAGCTAAATCCTGCAGCAGCTCCTCTACGTGAAACTGCTGCGAGTCCGAAACCTCCCGAAGAGCTTCCATAATATTCTGCAAATAAATTTGCACAGTTTCCAAAATGGTTCGATCTAAAAGTAGCAGTGGCATCGTAAGTAGAGCCTGCTATACTTATACCTGTTGCTGCAAACTCAAAATCATGGCTTCCGGTTGAAAGAGAAGTATTAGTATCTATAGCATCTAAACTTACAGTACCCGTAGTAATATTTCCGCCATCAATTGTTGTAATATCCGAGCCATCTTCTTGAAAAGTTCCACTACTAAAAGTTACGAGACCTGTGAAGTTATGTCCAAGAGTAGGACTACCAAAGCTTACACTATTTGTAGTTTGTGTAGCACTGGTCTGAGCAACAGTATATCTAGAATAATAATATTTTCCGGATGCTCCTGCTCCCATTTCAGGAGGACTTTGCTGCCAGCCACTATTCATACCTGTAATCGTGCCTGTTGACCAATAGTATGTACCACTGCCGGGGCCGCTAGGAGCTGAAGAGGTAGCAGTATTATAATATACATACCCTTCAGTTCTTCTTAACCCGTCAGCTCCGTCAGCTCCGTCAGCTCCGTCAGCTCCATTAGCACCGTCAGCACCGTCATCTCCTTGCTTAGATTTACTAAGAGTTTGAAACTTACTAATTGAGAAAGAGGTTCCATCTGCTCTTTTACCTGTTATATTGATAGTTACAGATGCATTATCTGCAGTCATATTACTATGATTGCCTATAGTAGCATAGTTTCCGCTATCTGTTACACTTCCCGCAGTTATACTACTAGCGCTAGTTGATAAAGTCCATCTACTTGCAGAAACTCCAAACCCATCGTATAATAACTCAGTTGATCCTTCATATACTCTGACCGTAGTTCCAGACCCTGTATACGTAACTGTTCCTGTATTCGTAGTGGGAAGAGTATGCGCTTCATTACTTACTATTACAGTTAGACCATCCGTGCCATCAGTACCGTCAGTTCCTGGTTTGACTCCAGACATTGTAAGTTGATCTCTAGCAAGTACAGTGCTACTACTACTTCCTTCACGAATCTGCACTTCTACCTTATCAGGCATATTACTATGACTCGCTTGAGGAGTATAAGTATATGTACTGCTAGTAGTATTTTGTACACTACTATCATTTTTGAAAAATTGATAATATACAGTTCCGGATGTATTAAGCGCAGTTGCAGTTACTGTAGTGCTAGAAGGACTGGGAGAGCTACCGGCAGCGGTATACGTAAAAACTTGATCCCCCGCAGTTAAATTCACAACTCTAGCATCAGCTCCAGCGGCCCCATCAGCACCGTCTGCACCGGCAACACCATCAGCACCATCAGCACCATCGTTTCCTTGAATAGACTTACTAAGACTTTGAAGAATAGTTAAAGTTATGCTTGAACCATTAGAACGCTTTCCTGTTATAGCAATACTTACAAATGCTATGTCTGCGGTCATATTACTGTGATCGCCTATAGTTGCATAGCTACCACTGTCTGTAGTAGATCCAGGCGTAATATTACTACCAGTAGTGGTTATTTTCCAAGTTCCATTGGATGTTCCAACCCCATCATATGTTAGCTCTGTTGCCCCTTCATAGAGTTTAACTGTGGTTCCGGAACCAGTATATGTGACTGTTCCAGTATTAGTCACAGGTATACTATGAGAAGCATTGTTTAAGCTTACTGTCAAGCCATCAACACCATCAGTACCATCGGTGCCTGGCTTAACTCCAGACATAGTGATTTGATCTCTAGCAAGTATAGTGCTGCTACTACTTCCTTCGCGGATTTGTACTTCAACCTTATCAGGCATACTACTTTCATTAGTTTGAGGAGTATAACTATAAGTAGCAGTAGTAGTGTTTTGTACACTACTGTCATTCAAAAAGAATTCATAGTATACGGTTCCAGATGTATTAAGTGCGGTTGCAGTTACTGTAGCACTGCTTGGACTTGGACTCGTACCAGAACTATTATATACAAAAACTTGTGCATCTGTAGTTAAGTTAACAACTCTTCCATCTACTCCTGCTGCTCCGTCTGCACCATCGGCTCCATCAACACCATCAGTACCATCAGTGCCATCTTTAACTATAGGAATAGTAAGATTCACACTTCTTTGCTTATTCGTATTTCCAGTATCTAACTTGTCTCTAACTGTTACTGTAAATTCAAGAGCAGTGGCACTGTAAGTTGTAACCTTATCAAGAGTTTTAGTATAAGTTTTTCCACTTGTAGGATCAGAAAAAGAACTTTCAGCAGTTTGACTTATATCTGAATTAGTGAATCCTGCTCCTGTAATCTTAAATTGAGGTTGTACCCATCCTTCAGCAACAGCAGTTAATACTAAATTAGTGTAGCTAGTAGTAAGCGTGGAAGATCCATCAAAAAGTATAACCGATGGAGCAGCTGTAAAAGTAAGTAACCTAGCCTCACTATCTAAATCTTTATTAACAACTAAACCTACAGGATAATACCTAAAAGTTCCGCTATCATTTCTTATTTGGGCAAAGACTGCATCCCTGTTTCTATCAAACTTAAAAGTATTTTCGTAGGCGGTTGTTCCAGCAGATATAGCAGTTGTAAAACTTTTATCTATTCTTACATCCGTATCTGAAGCAACAAATACTACTTTTGCTGCTTGAGTGCTACTAAACTTTATAATATCGCCAACGGCTAACTCACTAGAAAAAGCTGTGGAAGATCCTACAACTTTATTAGAGTTAGCTGCTACGCTTACAGTACCCGTTAAAGTAGTCCAGTTACTTGTATGGGTAGTATTTCCTGTTCCTGCATCATAAAAATATCCATACCCTAAATCATCATCTTGGTAAAATTTTATAAGTGTAAGGGGATCAGCAGCATCTGCATCAAACATTATATAATGTGAAGCAAGCTGCCTATCAAATTCAGTAGACAGCGCAGAATAATTAACAGAGCTAATATTAGAGCAGTCCTGAGAATACTCTGAAGCAGGACTTCCGTCAAACTCTTTTATAAACTGAGGATCTCCTATTGGAGAAAATACAAAATTTGAATTTTCTAAGTAAAATGTACCTGTACTTGTTATATAGGGAGCAGAGTTAGAAACACCGCCCAAAGGCATTCCAAAACCTCTAGGCACAGATTGTTTTGCCGGATCTTCGATTGTGAAGGTAGCTTTTGTTACTGCTGATTTTCTTCCTTGAGAGATAGTTCTAACACCAACCGAATAAGTTCCTGGTGGAATATCTAACCCTTTTAAGTATCTTACGTCTTTACCCACTGTAAGAGGATTAGAAGCTAAAGGAAGGTTATGCTCTATTTCGTACCCATCTATAAAAGGATAGATAGCTGTAGCATTTCCAGATTGTGTAGGAGCATCCCAAAAAAGTTCTGCATCATCTTCAAGCTCTCCAGGCCCCAAGTCGGAAACATGAACATAGACATTTGTAGGGGCGGGAACAACTTCGGTTGTTTTAGGTGTAGGAAATACAGGATCTTGTGTCTTTAAAGAAAAAGTATCAGATTCTATAGAAGTAAACTTTTGGTTATCGTGTTCTACTGCTGTAATTGCATATAGTTGATCCTCTTCCTGAGAAAGAGAAAGAATTTTATAAGTCTTTTTAGAGTCTATTGTATCTACAGAGGATACAGTTTCTCTTAATACCCAAATCGTTTCTGCATTTGGAGTAGTAGAAAATGCACTAGATACTGTTAAAGAAGATATTCCTGTCCCAGAAGAAGTAGAAACAGTTTGTTCCTCTACTCGAGTATAGGGTTTCCAAGCTGTAAGAACTGGATTACCACTATCATCTACTAAATTACTTGCCACACTCTCTGTGGTGATAGCACTACTATCCGCATCGGATAGTATTAAATCACCTTCTGCGTATGCAACTCCATCAATGGTGGCAGAATCTTGAGCAAGAAAAGTTGCAGGCTCTTCTACAAGAACACTTAATTTATAAGTAGACCCAGAAACTAATTCTATGCTTCTATCCAAAGGGACAGTAGTAGTATTTCTTGTGCCTGTGTTACTTACTCTTCCACTATATATAGTATGTCCCGGATACCTATCAGCATCCTGCACATTTATAATATCTCCTGGAGCAAGAAAATTAGCATTTATAGAAGTTTTGAAACTTACTAATTCTGTCTGATTTACAGAAGTCCATAGCTTCCATCTTCCATATCTTATTGCTTGACCTTCTGAGGTACAGCCAAAAGCAACAACATCTTTACTAATTATTTTTCCAGTTTTTACAATGTTATCTCTATCTTCTAAAACTAAATTAGAAAGTTTATAATCATTATCAGGATCATTCCATTTTACAACTATTTGATTAGCTCTAGTTTTTGATCCTGTGCTTTCATAGGAAAATGCTCCATTTATAACATTTGATTTTGCAAAGTTGTAAACAGGATTAGCAGGTTGATCTATAACTGGAAACACTTCTCCATCTAACCAATATAGCATACCATTAAAAACAGTTGCTAAGTCTTTAACCACTTTAAAAGCGTCAGTAGATTGAGTTAGATAAGTATTTGTTGTATATCTAGCTTCAGTGCTTCCATTGCCATCGTCTACCATTTCATCACAGTATCTAGCGATTCTGTACAAAGCAAACTTATCTATTTCAGATCCTGAAAGCCAATTTCCGAGCCCATACCTATTATTTGTTAAAATATCATAAAATATCCATGCGGGATTATTTGTGTATACTTTCTGTGCGCGAAAGTTACCATCCCAGTCTTGATAGGTGCTTTCTATTGCTCCGGTGCTTACATTACGAGTGTATTTAGCCTCTTTACCATCGTTCTCATCTCTTGTAACATAGTTACTAGGAACGAGCACTTTTAATCCTTTACAATGATAAGTCCGTTTTGGTAATTGATTATTAAAGTCCGAGGCCTTTGCTTGAACTTTTGCCATTGCCGTCAAAGGATATCGTAAATTTTCTTTAATAATACTGCTTAAAGTGCTTATAGATCCTGCCGAAGCAGTACCATACCCTTCTCCAGGACTAGGAGTGCCAGTAGTAGTCCAAGAATTATATGCTTGATCTTGGTTAGTAGTACGAGTAAATTTTATCTTAAAATCAATAAAAGGAGCATATTGCTTTAGATCAAAAATTTCTTCAAATGTTATAGGAGAATTAGAAGCAGCATAGTGACGTGTTTCAGGCAAAGTTATATAGCTACCATAGCCATCTGTAGTATTTCTTTTTATTGCTATCTGTGTGGTATATAAAACGGTTGCTTTTGTTTGATTTCCTTTCTCTAGCTGTCTATTCCATAACTGAGGATAATTAAAAAATACTCTTATCTCGTCTACTTCTTGAGCTTGAGCAGTAGTTAGACCAAAGCCAGAAGCAGAAGTTCCTTCAAATTCTGCACTTGTAGTTCCGCTTCCATCACTATATTTACTAATAGCTGTTGCTGAAAAAGACCCTCCTGGCCCTATAGCAGTATTATTTACTCCTGTTCCTGCAGCATCTAAAAATGTCTCTTGTCCCAATGTTCCTGTTCTGAATTGTAATGATGTATTTGTATATTTGCTATACAAGTTTACATTATCAATCAGGCTATGAGACGAATAAGTTCCTGAACCTAAATCACATTGAAAATTTCCTGTAGCGCCAGTAAAATTACTTGCAAGAGTAAGGGTGCTTTGATCAGCAGCTATAGATGAAATTTCTAGTTTTCCATCCACAATAACTGTATAAGTTCCATCTGAATATAATGGACTAATATCTGACCCAATGATAGGTCTACAATATCCTACTGTTCCAGAGTCTCTACTATCTAAGTAACCTTCAAATACAGTTTGATTATTGCTGTCTACAAGTCTTACAGTTGCTACAGACTTAAAATTTGTATCATCATATAGATAAGCATCTACCCAAAAAGAAGAAGTAGTAGTAACTTTTACTCCTCTAGAATCTCCGGTTCCTGTCCATTCCACTGTTGTAGCTGAAGTAGAAGAATCAAAACTTCTTACAATTAAATACTTTGTTCCATTAGTATCAAGAGCTATATCTTTTGTATAGCTGTTTTTATTTATAGTTACAGAAGAAGAACCATTAGTAAGAGTAAAATTAACTCCTGTTTCAGAAAGTCGAATAGTAGACTGTTCATTTGTTTGCATGGAGTCTCCATTTAGAAAAACAGAACTACCACCATCTACTAGACCATAAATTGGGCCTTCTGAAATTATATCTGTAAAAACTGCGGTTTGATCTTTTGCAAGTCTTGCGCTTTCTTCTGCTTTTGCACTTTCATACTCTGCAAGTGCTACAGCTTCTTTGTCTCCTTCTGAATCTTCAGTAAAGTCGTTATTAAAACTAAGAGTATTTTGTAAAACAATGTTACCTTCTGCTGAAGGAACTGATTGAGATTGTTCTAAAACTCTATTGCTTTGTAAAAGTTCGAAAGATACTGGATAGCCTGGAACTCTTAGCTCTCCATATAAAAGAGGAATAGGTAGTCCTTCTGCTATATTCCTTTCACTACCATTAAATAAATATCCTTCATCTTCTTGATCGACTGAAGGGTCTGGAGCCATCATTTCTGCAAGACCACTCATTGCTAAGTTTGTTGCAATTCCTGTTCCTACATACACACCAGCTTTTAGTAAAAATGAACCTGACTCAGCGGCTCCTGCGGCAAGACTTTTTCCGCCGAATGCCGTAAATAATCCAGGTGCAAAAATAAGAGTAAATATTGCTGCAGCTGCTAGTATTTTTCCAAATCCTGAGCCAGATCCTGCAGGAATAGCAGATATTATTACATCTCCTTTAAGTACAGGTAAAAAATATTCTTCTGGAGTATCTATATCGGTGTCTTGAGTATCTACAACAAAATTATAACCTTTCTCATGACACTCTATCAGATACTCTTTAAAATCGGGGCGATTAGCATATACACAACGAAGAGCGTCTTGAACTCTGTCTCCAGTAAATGTAAAAGACTCCCCAAAACGAAGAGCCATGTCCCCTTGTAAATATATTTTATGCGAAGTTTTCATATTTTCTACCAATTATACTAACAACTCTTTCTTTTGGCTCTAGTATTTCTAGCTCCATGCTTGGGTAACTAAATATATAGTAAGGAATTCCTAAAAAATCACAATATCTTTTGTCGTTTTCACTTGCTTCACAAGGTAAGTCTGGGTGACTATGAACTATTCCTACTATTTTATATCGTTTTACTAAATTTATATATTCCTGAGGGTCAATTATAAAGTCTTCTCCTCTTTCTGCTACATTAGTGCAAGGAACCCATTTAGTTTTTTCATGTTTTTCTATTAAAAGCCCACACCCTTCTTTCGGATATTCTTTTTGAAAATGGCTTTCTATTTCTTCTATCATCTAAACTTCATACTACCTATAAAAGCTCCGAAAGGCAAGGCTTTGGAGGTATTTTTTGTAGTTGCAGGAGCTTGATTCGCCGATGTTTTAGTTTGTGGAATAAACTGAAATCTACATTTACAAGAGTCTAAAGTTTTTCCACAAATATCACCTCTTTTCCAGTATTTTGAAGAAGCAGAAGGAGCTTCTCCAGAACCAGAGGATAAAGCAGTAGTACATTCCCATACTGTAGTTTGCCATCCTGAAGTATACTCTACATAGTCTCCAACTGAATGGGCGGTGTCTGAATATACCGTATAGGTTTCATATTCTCCTGAAGACCATCCAGTCATTGTAGTTCCAAAAAGAACTATAGGTTTATTATCATAAGTAAAGTAAGCTTTATGAGAATTTACACTACCAGAACCATCGGCGTAGTCTATTGTACTATTTTTGCTCCAAGTACATCCACCAGATAATCCTAAACTATGTCCTTGATATATCCAACTACAGTATTTTCCTATAACTGTTCTATTAGGCAACTTGAGTCCTGATAAATCAAATGGAGAAGCTAACTCAAATGTAACTGCAACATTATTTTCACTGAGTATTCTATCTAAGTAAAACTTTCGTACAGGAAACTCTATTGGAGGAGAAGCATCACCAGTTTCTCCATATAAATATTTTTTAAGAGTAGTTCTTTGAACTAAAGAGTTTCCTATTAAATCTTCATTTCTTATATCGCCTATTTCACTAGAAAAAGTACTTAATACATTTGCGATTGTAAGTTCAGGGCGATTCATAGCACCGTCAGCACTTATTTCTAGACTTGACATTTCTATGGGCAAAGCTGTATACGTCCTTACCGTATAAGGACTTGTTCTATCTCTAAATTGAACAGTGGTCAAATCAGCCTCTAATCCTGAATGAAAATACAAAGTAGAGCTAGAATCTAATTCTAAATCAAAAAGATAAACTAACTCACTTCCAGGCTCGACAACCTGTACACTATCAATTAATTCTGTCATGCTTCGTAAACTCTTCTGAAAGTTGCTGATGCGCTATAAAAGTCATCGTAAGAATATGATTGAGAAAAAGAATCACAAACTACTTTGATTGTAGTTTCTCCGCTATTATTACTATCTGGAATAGTAAAACTAAGTGCTGTAACTCCTTGCAAAGATCCTAAATATCCTGTAATATCATCTATCTCTTCTTTTGTACGATTATTAAAAGTTACACTATAGCTTTCTTGTAAACTATTAATTCCATTTGCAATTCTTTGTTCGTAGCCATCTCCGAACTGAGCCAATAAAACTCTTGGCTGAGTTTGACGAGTCATTCCTTTATCTGGAAGTATTTGACGCGATCCATAAGTAGATGTGGTTGCAAATCCTAGTGCCATTATGCTGCTCCATACGGACTAAGCATTCCGCCTGATCTCTTCTGATTCTGAATTTCTTTTTGTACTGCCATTGCAATTGCCTTTCCAAAATTTGCTGATTGTTGTTGGGCCCCTTCAACACTTGTAGTAGCTGAACCGTTATTGTTTACAGCAACATTTACCGTTACTCCACCAGAGCCTTTCATATCTACAGGAATTGCTTTTCCATTAGGAAGAGGAACTACGGCTTCATTAAACCTACCTTCTCCTACTAGTCCTACAGTTGGCTGATTTATAATTCCTCCATTTGCATATGATTGAAATCCGCCTTTCATGATTCCACCATTAGCAAAAGTAGCAGTAATACCTGGACCGAACATACTACCTAACTTTTCAGCAGCAGTAAAATTTGGATTAAGTCCAACTCTTCCTAGTCCTAAACGATTTCCTGCAGGTATTCCAACTAGGGATCCTATGGACGATACTACTGGAGCCGCTATACTAGAAGCACCTAACATTCCTGCCACAGCAGATCCCGCAGCTATCATAGCACTAGATATTGTTGAAGCGGCTGTTGCACCTCCTGCTGCTATTGAAGAGGCTATCTGCACTCCTGAAAAACTACCAGTAATCATACGAGTAAGATTTTCTGCTGCAACCTCTGCTACGCTTTCAACCATGGACTTTGCAATACCTAAGACTGCGTCTTTTAGGCTACTTTCCTGTCCTTTAAAAATCGCGGTTAACCCTCGTTGTAATCCTGTTTCGAAAGATTGATTTGTAGCATTTGCAAACTGCTGCATTAAATTATAGTTATTTCTTATAGTTTCTTGCTGTTCTTGTAAGAGATCTTTTTGTCTTCTTAACAAATCAAGCTGATCTTCTTGTGCTCGACTGAAAGTTTCTGAAGCATCAGCTTTTTGAAACTCTAAAAGAGCTATCTGTCCTTGTATATATCTTTCTTGTTGCTGTAGCTCTACAATCTTTAATCTATCTGCCTCTGCTTCTCGATTAAGTTTTGTTCTATTTCTTAAGGATATTTCTCTTGTAAGTTCCAGTCTAGCTGCATCTCTGGCCCTGTTTGCTTCTAAATCTACGAGTTTTTCTGTAAATGCTATTTGTTTTTCAAGTGCTAGTATTCTGTCCAACTCTCTGTAATAAAGGCCAAGACTTGTATCTTCAAGTTCTTCAAGTTCTTGTTTTAGAGTTCTAAGAAGTGTTGCCTCTCTGCTTTCTTTTCCTAAATTTTGTAAAACAGAAACATATTGACGAGTATTTTCATTAGTTAGTCTCTGTAAATTATTTAATCGTCCAACTTCTATAGATACTCCCTTATACTTTTCTTGTATGGTTTCTAATGCTGCTGCCTGTTCTTCGATAGTAGCCTCTGGATCTGAAAAAACTGCTAAAGCATCTGCAAATTCTCGTATTTGCTGAGGACCTCTTCCAAATCTTTCAGTTAAGAGTTTAAAAGATTGTTGTAGCCCATCTATCCGTTGACCAAATTGTAATAGCTCAGGTTTTTCTGAGGATAATAAAAACTCTAAATAAGTTTTATTAAGAGAGGCAATTTCTTCTTCTACTTCTGCTACCCTAGCTCCTGAACCTGCTGCTATAAAAGACTCGCTGAATCCTTCTTTTCGTTGCCTCTCTACAGTACCGTTAAACAGTTTTAATTTTTCATCTAGTTTTGCTACCTCGGCCGCTACACTTTTTGTATAGTCGCTAAATGCAGGAATAGAATTTTTTGCAGACAATTGAAAAAAGGAAGAACTTAAAGAAGTAATTTGATTTCCTAAAGCTTGAAAAAATTGCAATGCTCCAGTGCCATCTTCAGTTAGAATACTTTGAACAGTAACAAAATCAGCAAATTGCTCATTTAACTCCTTTAACTTTTTAGTAGATAACTCTAATTGTTTTTCTTGTAGTGCTAATTCATTTGTTGTTTCCTCAGCACCTTTTTTAAAACCTATATAGCCTCTTACAATTTCAAATAATGCAATAGCTAAAGAAATGTATCCAACGAAAGAAAATATTCTACTCAAAGCAGTAGCTGCAAAGTTAGCGGCTGTTGCTAATGCTGCCATAGCGGTTCGTATACCTGCTGCTGCTGTTGTCCAAGCTCGTTGAGCAAGAGACGCAGAAGTTTGATAGACTCTTGTCATATCCTTATTAGTTCTACGCGTAGCTGCAAGCATTATTTCGAGCTCTGTAATCAATACTTGTCTTGTCTTTCTAAACTCTGCTTGCTTTAATTTTTCACTTCTTTTTACCTGTGTTAGTAGTCCACTTACTTGTCTACTGGTGAGTTCTGCACCTCTTCCCTGTGCTAATGCTGATATTGCCTTGCCTTGTAAAGGTGCATTTGCTGCTGCGGCTTGAGCTCTACTCGCAGCTGCAGCTGCTCCAGCAGCTCTGTCAGTAGTGTTTCCAAGCTCTTGCATCGCTTTTGTTGCAGCCTGGGCTTTAACTCTTGCATTTTCTAGTGCTTCATTCGAAGCGAAAGCAAAACTGCCTATTGCGGGAAGAGCAGCAGTAATTACTCCTTTTGCAAAAAGTCCCATCAAAGCAATTCCAAGAGTAGGACTTTCTACAATAGCCTGAGCTAGCGGAGTGAGACCTGTTGCAGAAAATTCTTTTATTTTATTTGTTATATCATCAAAAGCTTTTCCAAGCTGATTAAAATTATTAACACTTAATTCGGTTGCAGCTGCAATACGATTATACTTATCCTCTAGCTGAGTAATTACTTCTACAGCTACAGCTTGAGATCTTTCAAACTCTGTAAACTCTTTTGCTGATTTATTTATAGTTTGAGCATAGTTTGAAGTTGCTCTATCAAGACGCAGAATAATACCTAATTCATCTAAAAGTTCTGGTTCTGCTTTTGTTACACCACGAATTAAACGATTAAAAGAATCGGTTACATCTCTTCCAAGTATAATTGATACATTCTTTGCGCCTTCTGCCAAAGCGTTTAGTTGCTCTGTACCAAGCCCTGAAGCTGTACCAATAGCAGCTGCTTGAGATGCCTCTTGAAAGCCTATTTGAGCATCTGTAGCTGCTATAATATCATTTGCAATACTTCTAAGGGCTATACCGGTTGATGCAGCATAGGCTTCTTGTCCTCGTTGAAGAGCTACAAGATTGCCTGCGTCTTTTAAGAATTGAAATGCCGCAGATACAGCAAAAATGTTTGCTGCAAGAGTTGCATAGGCAGGCACAAGCCCTCCATTGATTCCTTGTGCCATTTTTGAAAAGTTTTTAGTGGTGTTTGAAGAGGTGCGAGCAGCACCTTTTAGGTTTCGATCAGCAGTTCTAGCGCCTTTAGCAGTTTGCTCTAAACCTTCTCCAGCTGCTTTTGCTTTCTTACCTAAAACAGATAGATTACCTTTGTCATCTATCCGAACTTTTATATTTATCGTATTGTCAGCCATTAGCCTTTAATATTATGGGTGTAATTTTTTCCACCGCTTTTCGCTTTACGCTCTTCTGTTTTACGCTTTCTTTCTGCCTCTTCAAATCTAAAATTCATTGTAAGACGTTCATACATTTTCATAAAATACAAAGTATTTCTTTTATCATCTACTTCATATGTGGAAAATAATAAATCACATCCTGACCAATCCTTTCCCATGTATGAACCTGACATTCCTTCCCAAACATCTGAGAGAAGGTTAAACATAAAAAATGCCACTTGAACCTCATCAGGAAAATCTGATTCGGTAAGCGGCATCTTTTGGGGGTCAGGCTCTTCACCTAACTGTTCGCATATAGATAAGTATTTATCTACATCGAAATTTGAGTTCTGTTCTCGTACGTAGCGAGCAAGCAGTTCTTGAACTCTTTCTACTTGCTCCCAGTAAAATTTTCTAAATCACCTACTGTTTCTGTTACCCAAGTATCAAAAGTGTTTGAGTTTTTCATCAACAACTCAGCATTTTCTTGAGTAAACGGTAGTTCATCATTAGCGTTTTGAGAAGAAACATCCACCAAAAGAAACTCTTCTAAGTATGAATATTTGAATCCTGCCCACGCTTTGATAACTGCATTAACGTATTCTGTTAAGAACTTATCTTCGTCTAGCTGCTCTTCGGGCTGACGAGTTCTTTTATTAAATTTTGTTGTTACACACTTCTTACGAAGTTTCAGTAATTCATCTCTTCCAAGATAACACAAATCAACAGTTAGACCATCATATCCAGGAAAATCTATTGTTACTGTTTTGCTTGGAGTCATTAGACTCGCGAGTGATACTGGTTCTTTTTTTACTGCTGCCTCTGTCATTCAAAAATCCTTCTTCAGTTAAAAAAGTAGGGAGGCCGAGACCTCCCCACGTTCTTTATAGTATAATTCAAAACACCATAAATGTCAAGAATTATTTTTTATGTTGCTCCCACATACTTGATTGTAACTTCGTCAGTTTCACTAATTGTTGAAGGCAGTGCTTCAAAAGTAGTATCCAACGCAATCACATCTTCGATGCTATGCTCTGGAATTTGTAAGTGAGCTGTAGCCATTGCCATCTCTAGTCGAGGAGTTGCACTTGCTCCACCTACTTTAAAAGTAAGTGCAAAAGAATTAGTTACAACATTGTCGATAGACTTCATATCTTCCCAAAAGTTTGCTGATTCATCAGAACTTGAATCCCCCCAGTCTGTACGATTCAAGTAGCAAGTGAAGTTACCACTCACACTACGAGTACCAGTTACATGACCAAATGGAAGATTTACTTTACCAAGCTCTTCTGGAGTAATATAAGTAATATTATTATTAACATTAATTGTTCCGCCAGTCAAAGTCAGGTTATAAGAAGCTTCAAGCTCATCAGTACCATCTGAATCCGGGTCTTGACTAGTTGGAACAACTGTAAGTACAGTAAGACGGTTTCGAATAAAATTGTCGGTTGCAGAGGTGTCTTCGTATACTGCTGAAGTAGAAGCTTCTGTACCTGAGCCTACATTTGTAAGTTTATATAAACGATAGCTATCATTTGAATCTAACCAAATGTCTCCTACAGCAATAGCACTGCCATCATTTGTAGTATCACCATCTGTAGGCTGTACAGTATCTTCAATTGTAGAGCCTGACACGTCTGTAATCTCTGAACCAAAACCAGACCAGTTAATTGTTGCAAGACCATCAATATCAAAATCAATTGATGCTTCATTTACAACACAAGAAGCCATCTTGTATACTTTTCTATTTGCTGCTCCAAGAACAAAGTAAATAGTAAAAGTACTCAATGTACTTGCATTTGAAGAATCAAAGTCTATATCTAAATCTGTGCCATCGTGAGTAGTTACAGAGGTTCCACCCTTATCGAAGTCATAGTCGCTTGTATCATAGTTGTCTGCACCTGCCATGAGTGCCCACAATACTTCTTCTACTGCGTGATGACTTGCTTCATCATCTGCCGCTCCCGTGCCTGAACCTGCTGAAACATACGGACGCACATAAGTTGAAAAACTCCATTCTGCAGGAGCCAAAGCGTCATTAAATGCACGACGACCTCTTCGACTTACTCCTGTGGAACTTTCCATCTCAGCAAGAGTAATCTCAGTGGCATTAGTTGCTTGAGAGAAACTAAAACCATCAAGTACAGGCATTTCCCAAATGACACTATCGAACTCAATAAAGACTTTCGTGTCGCGTGAAAAATATAAATTTTCAGCCATTATTATCTCCTAATTTCTTGAAAAGGCTTGGACGTGAACATTTGTTCCTGCCAGCATTTTCTAGTATCGAACCTCTATGAGGATCTCTCCGACCCCGTAGGGTTCAAGTACACCTTCATCAGTATCTATACTGAGTATTGTGATTTGATGAGTATATTGAGCAGCTCCAGTTCTATCGTAATACTTTAAACGAGAATTTGTTTCTAAAACTGTTTCAACGTCCTCTAGTAGTTTATCTAAAGCATCCACGGCGTCTTCTTCATTTACATAACAACGTATAGTAGCTGAAAGAAATCTATCTTTGTATCCTCCGCCTTGATACTCTCTGCTTTCAGATCCTGCATTTAAATGAATAGCAGGAAATTCTTCCACTTCATCCCAAAATTTTAATCGAGGATGAACATTTTCCTCTAAATCTGTTAAATAATTTCCTGCCCCATTTATTTCTTTTAGCTTATCTACAATAGCATTAATAATGGACTGTCTACGTGTTGCATATGTTCTTTCAGCCATTATTGTCTCCTTGTATAAAATCTTCCTATTGCAAATTGTGCCATAATCTCTCTAATCGAGCGATCAATCAAAGGTCTAGGATCCCTGTCTGGGTCTCCTTGAGCATAACCAGGTTCAAAGGTCTGGTATGGATATAATTGATAAGTATACCCAATGCTAGGAAATCCTTGAGGAGTTCTAGCAATATCTGTTACTCTTACTCCTGAAGCAAATCTACCTGTTCTATAGTTTAGTGCAGGATCTCCCATATTTTTTGCAACTACACTAGGAAGTTGCTGATTAAGTATTCCTATATATCTAAACAAACTCGCTTCTGACCTTTTTCCTCGTTTTGCTGTAGGTTTTTTAACTTTAGACTTTTTAGTTTTTCCTAAAGTAACTGAAGTTCCTCCTCCAGTTTTTTTGGTACTTGTTTTAGACCTACTTTTTTTAGCTTTTTTCTTAGGGTCTACAGTATCTACTAATTGTTTTGTTATATCTTGCTGTAAGGAAGGAGAGCCTTGTATATTTGCTATATCTATATTACCAAATAATTTTTCAAACTCATTACCTTGACTTAAAATTACTTCTCGAAATATAG